TGGTAAATCGAATTATCGATAGGATGACGAAACAGCGTAAGTTGCCGTCATTGCCAAAAGGTGTCGTTAAGCCAGCAATCGTCACGGGACTAGAGGCGCTCGGAAGAGGCCACGATCTAGAACGACTAGATATGTTTTTAACAGGGTTGCAAGCACTGCCACCGGAAGTCCTCGCCCAACACTTAAACGTCTCCGATTACATTAAACGGCGAGGGACATCACTCGGTATCGATATGGACGGGCTTGTCAAATCTGCTGAACAGCTTGAGCAAGAACAGATGGCAGCACAGCAAGCACAAGAAGAACAAATGCAACAGCAAGGCATGATGGACATGGCTGGCAAGGCGATCTCAGGTGGGACAGGTCCAGCAATAAATGCAGCGTCAGAAGTTGCACAAAACACTGATCCAGAAAGCGCACAAGCTATTGTAGCAGAAGTGCAAAATGCAATGGGACAATAAATAAATATGGTCGAACAAGTGACGGCGGCAGTAACTGAAGAAGAGACAACGGGACCGTCTTTAGAGCAACAAGCAAAGGATATGGGCATTGATGTCGATGGCGATAATCAGAGCAGTGGAGATGATCAATCACGCCCCGAATGGTTGCCAGAGAAATTCAAGTCACCCGAAGATTTGGCAAAAGCCTATAGCGAGCTTGAAAGAAGGCAGTCACAACAACCACAACAGGCACAGCCACAGCCGACTGAGACAGAACAAGCTAGGCAAACTGTTGAACAAGCTAATTTAGACTTCGATGCGCTTTCAGATGAGTGGGCGCAGACAGGAGAACTCGCTCCAGAAAGTTACGACAGGTTAGAACAAGCAGGAATTCCAAGACAACTTGTCGATAGTTACATCGAAGGACAGCAGCAGATTGTCGAACAGTCTCAGACCAGAGTGTATGATTCTGTCGGGGGAGAAGACGCTTACAAAGCAATGATCGATTGGGCTGGAGACAACCTCTCAGAATCTGAAATAGACGCTTATAATACAGCGGTAAACAATCGAGATTTTGCTGCTGTCGAGTTGGCAGTGAATGGACTCAAAGCACGTTACGCGAGTACAGAAGGACAGGAGCCTTCTCGTATAGTCTCAGGGGGCGTTGCAAATAACTCAGGTGGCGTCTATCGCTCGCTGGCTGAACTTATGACCGACATGCAATCTCCCAAGTATAAAGAAGATGGCGCTTTTCGCGCCGATGTAGCTCAGAAATTAGATCGAAGTAACATTCTAGAATCTAGACGGGGTTAATATGTCGCGAGATTACGGCAAGGAATATCGCAGTTATCATGCGAAACCCGCTCAAAGAAAAAGACGATCTAGTCGTAATCAAGCTCGACGTTTAATGATTAAAAAAGGTGCTAAAGTTGCTGGAAAAGATGTCCATCATAAAGATGGTAATCCCAATAACAATTCCAGCAGCAACCTTTCTGTTATGTCGAAATCTAAGAACCGTTCTATAAAATAATGTCGCTCCTCTTTAGGAGGACGTTGCGAATGACGGTTCGCAAAAGTCTCTAAAATCTTCAAAGAATGACCCCTTACGAGGGACAATCTTTCTGATGGAAGTTGTTGAGACAGTTTAGTTTTTCAATTCCAACAGAAAGGACATAAGCGATGGCAAATGCTACTCCATCACGGTTAGGTCTTGTCGAAGCGACAGGAACTGGCTTTGACGCCTTATTCCTCAAGGTGTTTTCGGGGGAAGTTATGGCCTCCTTCAACGCGAACACAGTGATGAAAGAGCGTGTCCGTACCAGAAACATTTCGTCAGGGAAGTCAGCACAATTCCCCGCCATAGGAAAAAGCGAAGCCGCTTTTCACACCCCTGGAGCGGAAATTACTGGTACGTCAATTAAGCACAATGAGAAAGTCATTACTATTGATGATTTGCTCATAAGTTCAGCATTCATTGCGAACATTGACGAAGCTAAAAATCACTACGATATAAGAAGTGAGTACAGCGTTCAATTAGGTCAGGCTCTTGCTCAGACTTATGACAGAAACTTGTTATCAATGGCTGTCAAAGACTGCGCGACTCCTCCAACCGCAATTGCTGATCAAGGTACGTCTGAAACAATCTTGCAGTCAGCCACCTTGAACATGGGTACGGCTGCTGATGTAACGACTTTCGTTGCTCAGATTTACACAGCCGCTCAAAAGCTGGACGAAAAGAATGTTCCGCGAAATGACCGTTATGTGTTTGTAACTCCAGCGGCTTATTATGGAATCGTACAAAACGACAAGATCGTAAATCGCGATTTCGGTGGAACCAACGGTGTATACAGCGACGGCACGGTGATCAATGTTGCAGGGATGCAAGTCGTAATGACGAATAACCTTGCACTCAATCACCCAACAGTTACGACAGACACTGCTGCTAATAAATACGGCATCAACGCGAGTGCGTTTCTCGGTGTCGTTATGCAGAAAAGTGCACTAGGTACTGTTGAACTTCTATCTATTAGTTCTGAAGCGGATTATGACATCCGAAGGCAAGGAACTTTAATGGTGAGTAAGATGGCTGTCGGTCATGGAACTCTCCGCCCAGAATGTATGGTTGCGATTAAGAACGCCACCTCGTAATACGTTCTGTTTGTTATCAAAAGGGATACCTTAGTGAATTCTAAGGTGTCCCTTTTTTTCGTTTTTACAGGGAAAGCTTATGATTGTAACACCTACGACTGAATTAGAAGCAGTCAACATTATGCTATCCAATATAGGAGAAAGCCCTGTAAACACTCTAGAAGATGACAATGTTGTCGATGCGACTATTGCTGAAACAATTTTAAAAAGTATCTCTAGAGAAGTGCAATCGCTAGGCTGGCACTTTAATACAGATGTTGGGTTTGCAATAACAAAAGATTCTAATAATAAGTTCCCGCTTCCAGCTAATACAGCGCGAATAGACACCGTTAATACCTCAACAACAACATCTGGAACAGACTTTGATGTTACGCAACGAGGTAGGTATCTATATGACAGAGTTAACCACACCTTTAACATAGATGCGACATCAATAACTGTAGATATTGTTGTACTGTTGAAGTTTGAAGACCTCCCAGAGACTGCCCGTAGATATATTACAATGAGGGCAGCGAGAATATTCCAAGAGCGGCACCTTGGCGCTGTTACGTTATCAGAATTTAACGCTCAAGATGAAGGTCGCGCATTGGCTGCTATGCGTAATGATGAGGTATGGCAATCAGACGCTAACATGATAACTGGAAGTGCCACACCACGATCAATTGTGACAAGATTTGGGTTCGACAGAGGGGTCTACTAATGCCTCTCGTTTCCTCATCTCTACCAAACATGACCAATGGCGTTAGCCAACAGCCAGACCCGATACGACTACCGACATCATGCAAGGAAATGCTTAACGCTTATCCAAGCGTCATCACAGGATTACAAAAGCGTATCGGAACCAACTACATTGCAACCCTGGCAACTTCTCTTAGCGTGCCTGATGATGCTGCTATTCACCTCGTTGAGCGCGATGCGACAGAGAAGTATGCAATTGTGTGCGTGAACGGGGATTTAGAGGTCTATGATTTAGACGGCAATAAAAAGACTGTTAGTTTTTCTACAGGTAAATCTTATCTAAACACTGCTAATCCAAATTCAGATTTAAGATTTCTATCTGTTGCTGACCAAACTTGGATTTTAAATAAATCACAGACAACGTCCGCAAGTGCGACAGGAGAATCACGCACTAACCCGGCGACACAAGCGACGATTTATATTTTCCAAGCGATAGCTAATAAGACGTATGCAATTTTTGTTAACAACGTCTTGAGAGCTACGCACACCACACAGACCAACACCTCCGCTGCAACAGCTTTGGAAGGCACAGATGAGATTGCTCAGAATCTTGCAAATGCCCTAGCGGTATCAGGGTTCTCTTCAACTGTAGAAAACTCAGCAGTATGTATGAGTGGATTACAGCCTGGAGACAAAGTTGAAGTCACTGAAGGTTTCGGCGGCAGATCAATGAGGGTCTTTAAGGATGAAATTCAAAAGTTCTCCGATCTTCCCCCTCAAGATGTCGAAGGGCGTCTGGTAAAAGTCAAAGGGGATGTCGAAGAAGCTGGGGATGACTTCTGGGTTACATACACAAACAACGTATGGACAGAGACAGTAGGATTTAATGCTGGACGGCAGTTCAGTGCAAGTACAATGCCCCATATCTTAGTCCGCAATTCAAACGGAACTTTTACTTACAGCACTGATGTATGGAACGCACGGGTAGCGGGGGACGACAATACAAATCAAGACCCAAGTTTTATTGGCAATAAGTTAAACGATATTTTTCTACACCAAGGCCGTATGGGGTTTCTGTCTGGTGAAAATGTCGTCTTCTCCGAAACCGCTGAATTTGAAAATTTCTATAGAACAACAACCGTCCAATTACTCGACACTGAACGCATCGACGTTGCAGGCACCACAAGCAGAATTAGCACTCTTAATCACGCCATTCCTTATAACAAAACAGTTATGCTGTTTTCTGACAGAGTTCAGTTTGAAGTCAATGACAATCAAGAAGCGTTATCCCCTGCAACAATCTCGTTAGATGTCGTCACTAATTTTGACGCTTCAATTGACGCCCAGCCAACAGCGGTTGGTCCTAACGTATACTTCGCTGTTGATGGGGCAAGTTTTGGCAATATCCGAGAACTGTTTGTAACGTCACAGACAGATAATAAAGACAGTTCTGAGATTACCGTTCAGATACCGCGCTACATCCC